GCTTTTTTAGCTTCTTGGTTTTCTTTAGCTTGTCTTTTTACAAAAGGATCAGGCATTATTTTTCTCCGAGTTCATCTCTTCTCTGAGATACTTTAGTCTTCTTAAAGTAGCAATAGCACCCTGCGATCTGTGTAGCATGATGCTGTCATCTGCTTGTTCCATAGCTTTATGTTGTTGTCCTATCGTGTGGTCTAAGTATTCTACAAAGTTATCCCACAGAGCTTTATCATTAACAAGCTTCTTTAGGTTCATTGCATTGTTCCTTGATTACCTGTAAAACCTTCTTCTCCGGGGTTTGGCACTGAACCAGTACCTATTGTACCACCACCAGATCCCTGTGTGTCTTCTACCTGTCCACCTGCAGGAGCAGGAGGCTGACCTTGTTGAGGTGGTTGTCCTTGCTGTGGAGGTGGTGGAGGTGGATTTTGTTCTTGAAACTTCTTAAGTATTTCTGCTTGTACTGCAGCTTGACTCATAGAGTTAGCTATCTTATCAGGATCAAGATCCATACTCTTTGCAATTTCTCTAACGATGTAATCCATTCTGGCAAAAGGAGCAAGCTGTGGATTAGATACTGTCTGCATAAATTGCATTAGTCTCTGACTACGTACTTCATTAGCCATCAAGCTTTCTGTACCTTGAGCCTTAACTTCAAGATCACCCTTAATCTCTGGATCAAAGTCAAACTGCATATTAAAACTAAAGAATGCTTTACCTAAAGGTCCTAGAAGATAGTCATCAAAGTTTTTAATAACATTACGAATAGAACCATTTGCAGCATTCATCAACATAGAAATACCAGATGCAGTTCTACCTACACCTGACACACCAGTTTGACCATGAGCAAACGAAGGAAAGCCTGTACTCTCATCTGCAAGTACTCTGGCCTTATCAAACATCTGCATGTTTTCTTGTGATACGTTGGGGAATTTTGTGCCGAAGATAGCTTGTCCGGGTGCGCCGCCCTGTCTTCTAAAGACTTTACCGGGATATACACTTAAATCCTGTCCGGGAACTAAGTTAGTCTCGTCAATCTCAATCAACAAGTTACCAGATAAAGCACCATTGTCTACAGACATTCTCATAAAGCCGTTCATTAATGTCTGTGTGTCATCCATGTTCTCTGCAATACCTACACCAAAAATAGTATAGGGATTCATTTCGTATGGAGTAACATAGTAGGGTATGTAAGCAGGAGTAAAAGGGTTCATAACAAGGCGTAGAACACACCCATTACAAATCCAGATATTTACATTAACTTGATCAACATCTCTTAATTCTGATGGTATATCAACATCATATTGTTCTATAACACTACGATCTACAAAACCCCAGAACTCTAATACTTCAAATCTCTGAGAATAATCATCTTCATTATCCTCATCCATTGCATGTTCCCACCACTCTTTATTATAGTTCTCTCCCATATCTATTGCTTTATCAATAGCATTTTCTCTAAAGAAAGGTCTACGCTTTAAGGCACGTAGTTGAGAGCGAGACATTTTGTGTCTCTCTATAACATACTCTGCTTCATCCATATTGCTTGCATCTGGATCAGGATAAAAGTTCCAGATAGAAACATTAGATGTTTGTGGCATTGTTTTAAATAAAGGATTGTATTCACCCTCTTCATTCCAATTAGGGTATTCTTTATCTACTGCAAAAGGTCCTTTCATAATACCAGTACCAAATAGTGCAGCTTCAAAGGCAGTGGATCTTAACTGCTTCTTGGCATTAGACTCTTCTAACTGATCATGGATCTTCTTCTCCATCTTTTTAGCTGCAACCATTGCAGGATGAAACTGTACAGCCGAAGGACTTTTACCGGGTTTAAACTCCACATCATCCTCAACTGCGCTCAGATCGTCTTTAAGAGGCCCTACACGGTCATTAAATTCTGGAAGGGTCTCCCCCGGCAAAAGTGATCTTTCCTCTGTAGGGGCTGTTTCTGCGTCTCCTAGAGCCTCTTTGAGTTGTGGGTTAGTTTCAAAGCTTACAGTATCTTCTACTCCTTCTGGTAAAGTTGTAGGACTAATACCGAGTGGAAATCTACTAGCACCAAATAAAACCTCTACAAGTTGACCATAGGCAGCAAGAACTTTAGTCTTTGTGACTTTAACAAATACTCTGGATTTTTCTGTAGAAGTAAATTGAACTTCTGGACTGTAAATTCCCCTATAGTTTCTGTAGGCTTTAATCCACCGTTCTTCATCATATCTTCTAGCTGTTTCTGCTGCATTAAACTTTTCTTTTACAAATCTTTCTATCTGACCTATAGGTTCATCTGTTAGCGCATTAACATCTACATCATCTATTGCAGCTGATTCTTCAGCATCCATTGCCATTTGTTTTATATCTTCTGCCATAATTTATCCTTAATATCCAAATGTTGCATCTGATGCCTGAAATCCTGTACGTTGTGTATCAGGATTATAATCAAACAAACTACTTTTTGGTCTTGTCATCACCCCATAACGTAGAGCATCATAGAGGTGATCTTCTGATTTTGTGTCTACATCTTCCGAGTTACTTTTATCAAGAGGGATTATCGGAAGTTGAGCGATAGTATTTGTGCAGTTATTAAAAAACACCAAGCGTGGTGCTTCAGTAAATTCGTCAGTCTGTAGTCTTCTGTGAATCTCGTTTTTCCCTGCAATTCTACTCCCTCTGCTTCTGTCTGATGGTCTCCACCTGCAACCCTTCATTATCATCTGTTCTGCGAGCGAAGGGCCAGTATCCCCACGCCTATGCCAAAGAGAGCTATCAAGCACACCGTAACGAATAGTTCCGTCATTTTGTTCTGCCTCCAATATCATATCAGCTAAATCTGTAGCTAATACTTTTGAGACATACAGTTCCCTATAAACAATCAGTTGTTCATC